GCCGATAAAAAAGTTATTATAGCACCAAGTCTTAACTTAACCTCTACTGCCGGTGGAGCAGCTAGTATAAGTACATTAGGAGCACCTGCTGTACCTAGCGTTACCGCAGCAAGTTATTACTACCCAGTCACTGCTACGACTTTTGGATCAGTCTCTGCTAATATACCTAACTCCACCTCAGGTGATAAAGAAGTAACTCTTACTGTACCAACATGGCAAGCAGAATCTCCAGGAGGTAACCAAACTGTTACTGTAGCTTACCCAGATTACCTTGGAACTTATGAGAACCAAAAACATGGATTCGGAGCAGGTGCTAGAAAAATTAATCGTGCATCTCTATTTGTATATGCAGTAGCAAGTTCTAATACAAATACTGTATTAGGACAAGTACAACTAGGAACTTCAACTGTTCAATCTGGACACGACAGTTTTACATACTACAATGCATCCGGATCAGATGCTGACTCAGATGGACCTTTCATAGGAGACTTCACCTCAGTAACTGGTGATACAGAAATTAGTTTAGCCGATGGCAGTATTAAATTAGCTAAAAATATTAGCGAAGAAGATACATTAAAGGTATATGATTGGGTGGACGGTAGTAATATTATTAGTTCTGGGTCACTATCTAAAGTAGTTTCTACTAACGTAAATCACTACTATCGAGTTAAAACAAACAGCACAGAGGTAAAGGTAAGTGATACTCACGGATTCTGGATAGACGGTAATAAAGAAATAAAAGTAACAAGTTTAGTTGCTCAAGAGAGCAAAATTTATATAGTTCAAAACGAAAGTATAATACTTGAAACTGTTGAAGAAGTAGAATTAATTAGAGAAGAAATTGAGGTATTTACTTTTAAAGTACCTAAATATAATAACTATATTTCTAATAACATTCTCTCTCACAACCCAACTTACGGTACCAATTATGCCTGGGAAATACTAACTGCTCCTGCAAAAAATAGTCTTACATCCTATACCGGACTCAGTGCTGGATCAAAAACAATTAATATTAACGTAAGTCAAGCAGTAGACTTTAAACTGAGATATGTTGTCTCCTTTACTGCTCAAGCAGGTAATAACAAAGCATATAGCGCAGGAGGATCAGCAGCAGTAACAACAACTGCACAAACCAACAACGGCTTTTATCCAAATGTAGCCCCATCTTATGACGGAACAGTAGAAGTATCTGTTCCTACTAACTTTGTAGAAATAAAAGCCGGAGGTATACAGATTGTATCTGATGCTACACAGTATGTAAGAATGCCTCGTTTAGCTCAAGGAGCATCCTCTTCATCTACAATATTTGAAGCAAAAGGTGGTACAGTAGTTACAGATGCATTAAAACCTAGTTCTAATGGAGGTCATAATTTAGGTACATCTAGTAGAAGATGGAATTATTTATACAGTGAAGGCGGTAGTTTTTCTGGAGCAGTAGCAACAGGAGCCTTGACCGTTACAGGAGCAATAACTGCAACTGGAAACATTACAGCATTTAATTCTTCAGATAAAAGATTAAAAAGTAATATTGTTACTTTAGATGGTGCTTTAGAAAAAGTACTTAAACTTAGAGGTACAAGTTTTGATTGGAAAGAAGGTAAGGAAGACATACATCCTTATAAAGGAAACGATATAGGATTTATTGCTCAAGAGTTAAAAGAAGTTATACCTGAAGTAGTAGGAGAGATGCATGGAGGATTTTATGGAGTAAAGTATGATAAATTAACACCTTTATTAGTTGAAGCAATAAAAGAACTAAAAGCGGAAATAGATATACTTAAGTCTAACTCATGTAAATGTAAAAGATAATGGCAATACAATCATCAGGAGCAATATCATTTGCTGATTTAAATACCGAAATAGGTAATACATCGACAACCACTATATCTTTAGGAGGAGCAGCAACCTCATTCGGCATAGACACTGATGAAACAAATTGGAGTGATTCAGTCGCCGGTATTGGTATAGATGAATTTTACGGTTTAGATATTTCTGTAAATTACGGCGGCAGCAACAGCGGCGGTACCACTTAGGTAACATAAAAATTAGTTTTAATGAAATATTTATATAGTTTAGGTACATATGAACACTATAAACCGTTCTCTTTACCAACACTTGAGTTACTTCTCAAATGGGCTAAGGAATGGTTAGACACGTACAATACCTCAGACTATAAGGTAGTACTTGTAGGAGGAACAGCAGAAAAACTTTTCGGAAAAGGTTTGAATAAAACTTTAGATATAGATATAATTCTTATGAACGAAATCAAAGATCCACAAGTGTTATTTAATATGTTAGAAGGAGCAATAAAAATAGGATATAAACATAATGTTCTTGTAGATATATTCCATGCTACTGAATTAAGTAAGAATGATAAATTTAGACCGTATATACAGACTAGATGTTACAGTACACTTACTAAGTTAGATAGTAGAGGTAGTAAAAAAATCATCGACTTAGGGAGTCACCAAATAATAAAAAGATACGATTGCGGTCTTATATCATTTCATAGAGATGTTCCTACAAGGTCATATATGAAGACGCTAGATAGAGTAAGTCAAGGTATTTACCAAAACTTAAAAATAGATTTAAAAGAGACGATAGGATGGAAGTAGTATGGGTATACGATAATATCAAACAAAATAAACACTTTTATAGTAAGTTTAACATTTTAATGCTGATAGCCTCAGTATCTTTATGGCGTAAATATCACCCTGAACATAAAACAGTTATATATGTAGACGATATGACAAATGATCTATTTTCAGAACTAGGTATAAAAGAAATCTGGCATTCAGTAAGAAAATTAGAATATCCAGAGAGGATAAATAAAAGTATATTCTGGTCAGGATGTAAAACGAAAATTATAAGTGAAACAGATATCCCGATATTATTGGTAGACCACGATTTTTTAATCTTTACTAACATAGATGAACATTTAAATGGTAGTATAATATGTAGCTATGATGAACTAACTACTAATTGGTACCCACATCAAAATGATATTTGGAATAAAAAACTTACAACCCCTATAGAACATATAACAAATAGAGCAAGTAATGTAAGTCTATTTTATTTACCAAATCCTGAGTTTGCAAATCGATACGGTAAGCAGACACTAATTAACCATGAGGAATTCAGTAGTATGAAAGAGAAAGATATGACAGCAAATCATATGATATATTCTGAACAATTTATGCTGAGACAGTGGATAGAAAAAGAAAGTATAGATTATAAAACTCTCTCTAAAAACATATGGGACTGTAAAGAAGTTAAACCAACTTCCACCCTTTGGGAACATGGAATTTGGGGAGATCGAGAGTCTGTTAGGAACTATAAGCATTATGGAATGGAAAAACGTTATATATTAGATGATAGGTTAAATTACGGATATGATCAAACTATGCACTATTTATATAGGTGTACTAATGCTGGAAGGTTATTAGATATAGCTACACTAAAAACTAATTTAAAAACTATAGAAAATAGGTAATGGGATTTAAAGTTAAAAGAACAGTAGAAGTACAGGGTACAGGAACATTACAGGAATTTTATGTGAGAGTAGATAAGTATACAGTCTATAAAAATAGAAGCTGTATGACTATACTTACCGGACACTTTACTTCTCCCGAAGGAGCACAATCAGCATCTGGAGAGTTCTTTAATGATGAACACGACTATACCCACCAAATACCTACTTCTATGTCTATTGATGGAACTCAAATAAACTATAACCCTAGATTAGAAGTAGAACTATTTACTACTGTAGAAAACTGTGAACCCTATGTTTCAAGTTCTATACTAAGAGAAGTAGTAGATTATATAGACTTCAACGAAGACGGAGAAGAAGTAACAAAACAAAGAACAACATACTCAGTAGTGGAAACAGAAAGTACAACTAAACTCCGAAAAGATCTAAATAATATCACAGGAAGTCTCTACACTTTTGCATACGATAGACTAAAAGAAAAGTATCAACAGGATTTTAATCCATGTGTTATTGAAGATATACTTTAGTTGTTTTTCTGATTATTAATTCTTAAATTAAGAGAATGATGGTAACAGTACCCAGTTGGACCTATGAAGGTCGCCTTGTAACACAAATAGAAGATATGCCGAAAGGCACTTACGGATTTATATATGAAACAAGACATATACCTAGCGGTAAAAAATACCTAGGTAAAAAAGTACTTTATTTTGAACGAAATAAAAGACTAGGAAAAAAAGCACTAGAAAAACTCAGGTTAGAGAGAAAAGCTAAAGGTATAGGAGGTAGAACACCCTTAAAGCAAAAAATAATAACAGAGTCTGATTGGGAGGATTATTACGGGTCTCATAAAGATATATTGAGATTAGTAAAAGAAGGTGTTCCAAAAGATTTTGAACGTAGAATACTATGCTATGTACCGAATAAGAAGCTTTTAACATATTTTGAATGTAAATACCTATTTATAAATGAAGTACTAGAGAACAGAGACAACTACATTAATGATAACGTCTTAGGGAAGTTCTATAGAAAAGATTTCGAAATATGAAGTTAAGAGATATTCTACTAAAAGAAGGAAATGAATCTTGCCCAGCAGCAACTCAAGACCTGATGTTAAATACTAAAAATAGAGATGCTTCTATAAAAGCAACTCATATTCAATATGGTCCATTAAATGTAAGTAAACCCGGTACTTATTGGAAAGATATAGCAAAATACTGGAACACTACAGAAGATGCAGCAAAAGATACAAACTGTAGCAACTGTGTAGCATTTGATATCTCACCAAGGATGGATGAATGTATGCCTGGAGTTACATCTGATGAAGATGGACGGTTAGGTTACTGTTGGATGCACCATTTTAAATGCCACTCAGCAAGAAGCTGTAGAACTTGGGCTAAAGGAGGACCAATAAAAAAAGACTCTATATCACAAGACTGGCAAGAACGAAACGATAATAAGTAATATTATGATACAATTACAAGAAATAGTAGGGCTACCATCTCTACAGTACCATTTAGACAACAACCTCTCATTACACGAGAATGTCTACCGTTATAACTCTGAAGCCTTTATACAATTGTTTACTGAAGCAAGACAAGCCCTTAGAGACGGTAAAATAAAACTTAACGAAGAAGATACAGTTCTACTAGAAACAACAGATATCGGACTTCATGGAGAATACAATGGCATGAAAGTCCCATTAGACCTACCAATGGTATCATCAGGATACAATGCAATCTTTGAAATAGGGAATGTTATTGATGAAATGATAGAAAACGAAGAAATGATAGATGAAGCTTTATCCATAGACGAAATGATAGATTTCGATATGATTAAAGAATTAGTAGAGTCTATTGGAGGAGTTATAGATATGGATAAATTTAAAAAAGCAGTGAGTATTCAAAATGAAACTTACGATTATAATGGATTTGACATGTTAAAAGCCTCAGTTAAATATATACCTGAAGCAGAATATAAAGGAAAAAAAGTTGCCCTTAACAAACCAAAACGTGGAGGATCTAAAAAATTCTACGTTTATGTTAAATCAAAGAAAGGTAATGTAAAAAAGGTATCTTTTGGAGATACTGGATTATCTGTTAAATTCAAAAAGAAAGGTGCTAGAGCATCATTTGCTGCTAGACATAAATGTGCTACTAAAAAAGATAAAACTAAAGCAGGGTACTGGTCTTGTAATATAGGTAGATATTGGAAGTCATTAGGAGGAAGTGCAAACTTCTCCGGATATTGGTAAAAAGAAACTAAAACATGGGAGTAAATTCGAATAGTATAAATAATTTTGCAATGAGTGAAATAAAAGCATTCTCTGCATCTGCTGATCAAATAGAGACAAGTACAAATACTTCTCTCAATGATACATTCCTATACCATTACGCACCAGCATTAACCGGCACCAATAGAAAGTTTAGCGCAGCTAACTCTATAAGTCATAGGTATCTCGTTCTACAAGCAAATCGCTGTACAGTTGCTGTAACCTATCCAACAGTAGGAGCAGTCGGAGGATGGCTATGGAAAGCTTCTGACGGAAACGGATGGGCTAATTCACCTAACCAAAAGTTAAACGTAACTCACACTGACCATATAACTAACGGTAGGTCTTTATACCTTAGAGCAACTAGCTATTTAGCTTATACCTACATATCACTCTCCATTACAGCGGATTACGGATACTCAGTTAGTTCCTACGCTTGGTACTCCAATGAAGATAACTCAGTTTTTGTCACAGCAGCTAGTTCTACATCAACATCATTAACATTGTATTCTTCTATGCATGCAGAAACGACTAAAAAATACTTAAAGTTTTTTGCTACCTAATGAGCCGACCTTATATAGAAAATAAAGAAGGAGACTATACTGTAAGAGAATTTTCAAAAAATACTTCTACTTTTGAATTTGTATGGCATAGAGATAGAGAAGATAGATATGTACAGACAACACATGAAACAGATTGGAAATTTCAGCTTGATAATAAAACACCAGAGAGATTAACAGAAAACAAACTATTTATACCTAAAGAGACCTATCACCGATTGATAAAAGGATCTGGGGATCTAAAGGTTAAAATTTTTAAAGTATGAAACTAAGAGATATAATTTTAGAAACAGATTTTGATAAATATAGAGATAAAGAACAATCTCTTGCTAGTGAAATGAATAATAAGTTTGGAGGCGATCCTTATGTCTCTATGGGAGAATACGCTGGAGGAAGATCAGATGATGACCCAAGAAAAGGCAAAGGGTTTGGCTCTGTAACGTTTCGTATGAGAGGAGAATTTGAAGACAGTAAATGGAATCAAATATTAGATTATGTTAAGAGCAAAGGTTTAGACATACAACAAGAAAGTAATTATTATGATTCTGAACCGGGAGAAAGAGAGTGGTTTCCAAAAGTGGATTTCCATTTTAATTTAAATGAAAGTTAATAAAGATGAAATTATCAAGAGTAATACTTGGTGAAATACTATACTACGATCCAGCATTTGAAAAGGTGACGGATCAGCTAAGAGATAAAGGAGCAAAATACTTAGGCTCAGGAGATTACGGATCAGCTTACCTACTTAATGGAAGAGTTTACAAAGCTACTACAGATGAAGTAGAATTAGAACATGCTGAAGTACTTAAAGGTAAAAAAACTAATAATTTTGCTAAAATATACGACGTAGAGGTTATAAATCCAAAATTAGGAATTATACAAATGGAAGTTTTAGGAGAGTTTAAAGGAGATATACCGGAAGAATGGGTAGAGGCGCTAGAAAAAGAATCAACCAGATTAGGTATAGACCCAGATGAACTAGATATTAGACCTTCAAATGTTATGGTCAATCAGAAAAATCACTTAAAATTAGTTGATATTTAGAATTATTTTTCTTATATTATAAGATAATAGTTACGGACAACTACATGGATTATACTTTTTTACTGGGTTCTATTGAGAACCTTCTTGGGAAATCTCATAAAAGAGCTAGAGACAATCACGCTTTTCACTGCCCTTTCTGCAATCATAGAAAGCCAAAGCTTGAAATAAACATGGCAACTAACGAAGAAGGTAAAAACTTCTGGGAATGTTGGGTATGCCAAACAAAAGGTAGAACTATCCGTTCCCTTCTTAAACAGCTAAATACTCCAAAGGATACTGCAATAGAAGTTCTAAAATATGTACCGAGAGGTTCACAAATTGAATATAGAGAGCTATCTATAGTAGAACTACCGAAAGAGTATCAACCACTTTACTCCGCTTCGACTACCTCAGTGGTAGCTAACTTAGTAAGAAAATACTTATATGACAGAGGACTTACCGACAATGATTTTATTAAATATAGTATTGGATACTGCACAACTGGAGACTATGGAGGACGAGTTATATTCCCAAGTTATACTGAATCCGGTACACTCAATTACTTTGTTGCAAGAAGCTATGATGGAAATTTCTTTAAGTACAAGAATCCTGAAACTAGCAAAGACATAATATTTTATGAGAACTTAATAAACTGGAATACTCCTATTATTCTATGTGAAGGAGTTTTTGATGCAATAGCAATCAGAAGAAATGCCGTACCTATACTGGGAAAAAATATGGCTACATCACTATATAAAAAACTATTAACAAGTAAATTAACCGACATCTATATCGCACTAGATACTGATGCTCAAACAG